ATCAGTTGGTCTAGTGAATACTTTAGGACCTTGTAATGCTCCACGATCTCTTAGAGCGATTACATCTGCTTCTACTGTAGCTTCTGTTAAACTTGCAGAACCACCAGTAACAGTGTATCCTCCACCATTCTCGATGTAAAATTTAACACCACCAGCTTGAGCTCCAGTACCAGAAGTTCTAGTAAAGCCGTCTGCCGTTAATGGATTTGAACCTTCTAAACGAATGTCCTTAAGTGCTTTTCTTTCAAGCATGCGAATTATCGTTGGAAGTAAGTTTTCTTCTTGATTACTAAAATCCAATTCATTGATACCAGCGTAATTAAATTTGCCGTTTGCTACTGGTCCAGCAATTTGAATATCGTGGAAGAAATTAGAATAGAAGTTGTAATCAGAACCAGCTAATGCAACGTCATTATTCGCTCCAAAGCCATCACCAATTTCACCTGATCTATCTGTAAATAATTGAGTTCCTGTCGCTAAACTTGACGGGTCAGAATAACCGCTTAATAGTTGAACTGTTAAACTTGTAAATGTTCCGTTCACCCCAGTGATTAACCATTTTGCACTACCAGATTGATTAACTAATCTTGTAACACCAGGCTTAATCTCCGTATCAAACGGGTTAGCTCTTGTTGGAGCCGATACTGTTATTGTTGTAGCACCTGCTGAGTAAGTACCTGCTAAAGTAAGTACGCCCCTTGAAATTGCTTGTTGAAACCATTGAACTTTAGAGCCCATTTTGCTAACGGTTCTCATGTGCTTCATCAAGAAAGGTGCTCTAACTCCAGAGGTTTTAATGATGTCCGATTGGACATCTTCCAAATACGTTCTTGCATCATTTATTGAAAGAACACTATTAATTGGGTTTACCATTTGTGAAATATCTCCTTAGACTTGCCCCTTTCTTAAGGGGTACATCTAAAGTATATTTCTGTTTTATTTATTCAAATTTAGACCCATTTCTCTAGCCTTAACTGCCATTTGATAAGTCAATTTCCCTTCTTGCTTTGCTTTTGCATATTCTTTTTGAAAGTTTATTCTTTCTACTGCATTAAGGCTTGAAGGTTTAACTGCCGTGCTAATCGCTCCAGCTTTTGTCTCTGGTCCAGTAGGATCTTTCCCGAATTTCTTTAAAACAGATACAAATTTTTTAGCATGTTCTTTCCCAATACGCTCTATATCTTTAGGGATTAATACTTTTCCTGCTGCTTCTGCTTGTATGCGAGTTTTTAAAATCGCAAGTTGCAAGGATTCCTCTGCATAGTTGATTAAAAATTCTTTGTTTGCATTGTCCTCTCCGCAAACTTTATTAATCGAAACATCTACCCCGTCTAAATAAGAGTCAATCATCGCAGCACAAGCATTATAATTTGCTTCTAGCATTTTCTCTTGTTTAGCGGCTTGGTCTCTTTGGTCTAACAGCCTTTGCATTTCTGCCAAAGTAGCTGCTTTTTCTGCGGGTTTCTCTTCTTCTTGTTGTGTAGGTTTTTGTTTTTCTGCTTTTAATGCTTGGATCTCTGCATATAAATCCTTTACCGCATTTGGTAATACATCATTCTCTTGCTTTACTTCTGGTTCATCCTCCGTTAGCCAGCTTTCAATCCCTTGAGCTACTTCTGTTGCAGTTTCTTCTACTGTCGCTTCTACTCCATCAAGGGTTTGCTCTTCCGTTATGTTTAATTCATCAGTCATCTTGTCTTTCTCCTATCTATTCTTCTTTAAAATTTGTCAATCTATAAACTATTTTTGACACTTTCCCTATCCCATAAGCTTCTTTTGCCGCCTCTTCTATTGTAAGGTTCAAAACTTTAGGCGTAATTGTTGCTTGAGAATCTATATAATCTAAAATGATTTGCCATTCGTTAGGGTAAGTCGTCCTAACCTTTTCAATCGCCTTATCCAATAGAGCATCAAATTGACTGGTTCCGCCTTTAATAAATTTTTGTACTTTGCCTTGCATAACTTATCTAAACTTTGGGGGTTGAGCTCCAGGCGTTTGAGCGTACTTTAATTGTAACTGCTGCTCAAATTCTGCTTGTTGCTGTTTCGCTGCTTCATCTCTTCTTTTCTCTGCTTCGTCTTTTTTAAGTTTGCTTAATGGAATGGATAAAGTTCTAGCAAAGTATTCTACTACTGAACTCATGTCATATTCTGCAAGTACCTCTGGTGCTGCTTGCAAGAAACCAACAAATTCTTTTAAGTTTTGTCTTGCGTATTCTTTGCTTAAAGTAGTCTTAGACCCAGTGATCTGAACATCTGATTCTTTAACTGGATAAACAAGTAAGTCGTAATATAAGCCTAGAGATGGTTCTGGGATTTCTTGAACATTCCGATTAATCTCTTTTTTCTTACGTTCAATTTCTTTTTGTTTTAACTTAACATCGTTTAAAGCTTGATCTCGCTGAGCCTTTTCGTTTTGTTCGTGCTGCATTTTAAGCTGTTCGATCTCTGCCGCATTTGGAGTTTGCTCTAAAGTTTCAGGATTTATCGTAACATCTGGTGGTACAAAATCCCTAGGTGGAGAAGCTGCAAATTGTTGAAGTTGCTCAATCTCTCCAAATAATCCCTCTATCGTATCTAAAATTTCGGAATTTTTATCAAGTTCATTTTGGTTCTCTTCGTAAAACTGCTCATACATTTCCTCAATGCCTGAATAGTTTAATAAACGTTCAAATAATGGGTTCTCTAATAACATCGCTTCACGCATTGCGGGGTCTTCAATCTCTTGTATTTGTTCTCTTAAAAATTGTTGAGTTAAAATAATCCTATTGCTAACAGAAGGTTGTAAAACCTCTTCGTCAAATTGATTAGAAGCATCAACTATATTTAATTGACCACTTGATACAACTTCTTTAATCTCACTTGCAGAAGTTCTTGAAGAAGTAACTCCCGACATTTGAGCTTTACTTAGTCCTGAACTCTGCTCAACAATATTAGTTACTACCTGTGTTAAAGCTCCATATTGGGAAACTACTTGATTATATTCTGGTGGAACTAAAGCTTTAACATCAAAGCCTTCATACATTGCCCCAGGTTCAAACTCTGGAATCTCTGATCTATTATCATAATCATAATCTTGATTACGAATAATATTTAAAGGCGGATCACACAATAAACCAACAACTCTAGATGTTCCTGAAATTAATTGATTTAATAGCAGTTGATGAGATAGGAATGGTCGAATAAATCCTTGATGATAAAATACACCTGGCAAGGTTGTTCCTGCTGCTGCTAAACATATTCCGTGGTCGTGCGGGCTTACATCTTGATATGCCGCTAATATAACTAAGTTATCCTTAAAGCCAAAAGCTTCTAAGTCTGTCCCCTCTACTGTTTCTGGTGCTTGTATTGCGGTTATGTAAACCCCTTTAGCAGTAATTGGATTTTTACGATCTTCGCTATCCTCTAAATAAACACTTGGTAAAAATAAATCATAGCAGCGAACTTGACCATAAGGTGCTTGAGTCGTTACATCTGTTAAGCGAGAAGTAGAACCAGTAAACTGATTATCTCCTAAATCGTTATAATTTAGTACAGGCTTAATTGCTTCTACTAGCTCAGGGTTTAAATCTGCCCTGTTTAATAAATCACTGTAATTAATATCGTATTCAAGAATTAAATTAGACTCTCTCCAATTATCAGTCATTGGGTAAATGCTAAATCTTCCAATCCCTGGAGTTTTTATATTAACTATGTTCTCCGATGGATCATAATAATGGACGATCCCCGTATTTCCGTAAGCGACTAACTCGGCTATCGCTGCTGAATATTTTTTCTTAAAGTTAAATCTTTGGTTTTCAGTTTTAATAATGTTAATCCATGCTTGATTAACTTCGGGTAAAAACTTCTTTAAACCCATTTTGTAAAATTGAGAGCTAAAATTTCTGTCAATGTTTACATAATCCCCACTCGTTGGGAAGCACGCATTTTTAATATTGTTTACCCAAGTCCGATAAATTCTATATAGAATCGGGTCTTTAAGCGTTGAAAATTCATCAATATCCTCTTCTTCAACAACACGTTCAATTAAATTATCATTGTTAATTCTTTGATAAACTACACTATTACGGTCCGATAAATCAACATCTTCATCTTGTAAAATAACCTTGTCTATAACTGCTCTTGAAGTATAAAAATCGTTATTATTTTTGACTGAATTGATTAATGTATTGATATGACTAGAAAAGGCTTCTAGTTGATTGTCCGATATTTCGTTTATATTAAGCTTGTTCACACTTTTTGGTTTGCTGCCATGACCACACTGATATTAGTAAAATGCGTTGCCGTGCCTGCTACTACATATTTTACACGAATAAACTTATTTAGGTTATTATCCTTGGAATTTAATTTTTGTTGTAGTGTCGCATTAGGGGAACTTGTACCTGCTACTACCTGTGTAAAAGCGGTTACGACTGTTCCCGATGGGTTTGTTAAAGAGACTGTTCTAATTCGGTGTGCATCTGCTGGATCACCATTTGCGTCTATAGTGTCAAATTCTTCTATCGAAATATCAAGCGTGCTAACCGTGCCAGTTGTTGAAGGCATTAAAAGAAAAAACGAAATATCTCGCAGGTCTCTTGTTGAGAACCCACGAGAATAAAACGTCCCTGTTGTACTAGGGCTTACGCCATTTAATAAAGCAGTAGTTACATCAGCCATTATTAGTTAGTTGCAGCAGTTGTAGTATCTAATTGAGATACAACGTAATCAATATGAAGAACAAAAGCACCAGCCGTGAAAGCACCTGCTGCTATTGTTGCAATGAAATTTCTATCCGCAGTTGTAGATTTAGCTGGGAAAGAAGCTGGAGTTTGCGGAGCAATTACCGCAACATTTGCCGCAGTATTAATTGCTGGAGCGCTAGTTGCTACGACTGCTGTTCTTAGTGCTGTTGCGGCACCAGTTAGACCAATTGCGAATGTTGAAGTTGTTACTGGTAAGAAGCCAGTAGTTACTTCAACCCAAGCATTGACGATAACCGCATTTTTTGGAAGCACTCCGCCTCTTAATTGAATTTCTCCAATCGCCCCGCCATCTGTTGCGAAATCGTAATGTATCGCTAAACTTTGCTTAAGCGTTGAAGTTATGCCATTGTAAGATGAAATTGGAGTACCGTTTGCAGCGTTTGCCCCAATTGCTAAAATATCTGTTCTGCCGTCTGTTATTGGAGCAATTGTGTCTTTAGTATCAACTCCAGTAACATCAACTAAATCTGTTGCGTTTGCTGCTCTAACGCCAACAATGTTTAAATTTGTTCTTGCCATTTTAAAATCTCCTATAGGGTAAGTTACACTTAAAGTATATTTCTATTTTTAATAATGCAAGAATTTACGCTTCGGCTTAGGTGTTCTCGTAAGAGTATTGCCTTTTAATAGAGGAAATACGTTAATAAAAGCATAGCCATAGGCATCCATTAAGTGGTCATAAAATCCATCTTTTTTCGGTTCTTCTTTAATATGATACGCTCCTTCTTTTGGCATATCATAAACCCAGCCTGTTTCAAAAGTTTCAACAAATAACCCATTTCGTTTATCTCCGTTTTTAGAAATAAACATTCCTCCTGCGGGATTAACGATTATCCCCATGGCATCCCCTACCCTGCGAGACATTTTATTCCGTATTGCAATCGCTCTATCTGATGGAGCTGATTTAATTCCGTGAACTTTTCGTTTAAAAAATTTTTCTAATATTTTAAATGCAGGCGGTGCAGTACCTTGGCTATTCGATGATTTCCCTGCTGGATCTGCGTGTAATATAAATTCTGCATCAGGGAAATGAGTAGCAATATATTCAGCGATTAAAGCCATGAAATTTTCTAATTCCATGTCTTCCGCCAAAATTCCATCATGCAAAATACACCGATTTAAAGAATCCTTTTGGAAAAATACAACCGCAGGGTAGTGTGACCCAAAGTCGATACCAACATGCAAAGGCAAATCTTCGTCATAAGGGTAATCTTTATACGGCTCACAATGAATTTCTCTAGAAAATTCTGGAATCACGGGCTTACCTACTGGAACAGTAAACTTAAGTTCATATTCTTGATCCCAAGTGTAAGTATCAACCCCTGATGCTCCAGGTATCGGCTCCCCATTAGGATAAGACCCATAACGTTCAGCATAATACCATTCATCACTACGCTTGAACGGGTTAGCGGTATAATGAAGCTGTAATACAGTTTGATTATATTCATTGCGGTATTTAGCCAAGCCTGTCATCAACTTTTCGATCTGTGCATTTTTAGCAATTTTGGTTACAAGCTCTTGGAATTTAGTGCCAAAACGTGGAGTTGATACTAAAGCTGCTCTCCCTCCGCCCTCTAAAGCAGGCTTTAAAGCCTTTAAGTTTTGATCTACATTCTGCTGAAAAGCCAATTCATCATAGAAAGCATTAGTAATTGTTAAGCCCCTGCACTTATCTGAACCTGACGGTAATGCTGTAATTGTTGAACCAATTATAGGATTTCGCATTTCAGAAACCCTAATCTCTTTCCCTTCCGTCAATTTAGGGTAAGGAAAGCGAAAATCTAACTTATCGTATACCGCTTTACATCGAGTTGAAATTACTTTTTTAGCCCTATCCTCATTTATTGAAACAATAACATTTTCAGAATAGGGAACAAATAAAAGCTGATGTACCATTAATGTACTAAAAATATGCGTTGCCATCATACGCCTTGTTTTATTAACGACTATAACTTTATTCTTAAAATATTCATCAATTAAATGTTTAATATAAGCGTAAGGAGGAAAGCGTTTTAGTGGACTGCCCCTATCTGATTCATCAATCGTAAAGACCTGTTCAACCATCCAAAGAAAAGGGTCATTTGCCCATTGGGTCATCTTTAAAGTAATAAACTCAGGCGTAAAATCTTCATCGCTGTATAATCTGTCTAGCTTCATTCAAGTAATTTCGGTGGTTGGTATTTCGCCTCAAGTAACTTTTCTGCCTCTGCACTTGGTAATTGGTTTTTTTGAGACATTTCAATAATAATCTTATACGCTTCGTCTTGCCCGCCTTTAACTTCTTTTTTCGGG